ATGCGGTTGCTGAGGTCTTCGAGATGGACCCGCGTGCGTACGACGCCTACCTGTCCGACCACCCGTCTCGGCGCATCAGCCGCTAACCAGAGTTATCTACCGGAGGAAAAGTCATGGCGTACGAGGAAGTTCTCCAGTCGATCACCCTGGACGCTGATGCCAGCATCGGTGTGTTCACGGGTGTCCCGGGTGTGCTGGGTGGCCCTGCCAACAACAGCGCCCTTCAGTACCGCTTCGTGAAGATCACCGGCGAGCACACTGCTGGTCTGGTCACCGTTCCTGGAACGGACGTCCCTGTGGGTGTCCTCCAGAACAAGCCGCAGCGTGTCGGTGATGCCGCCACAGTGGGCATCTTCGGCATCTCCAAGGTGGAGGCAGCCGGGGCTCTTGCAGCCGGCGCTCCTGTCTATGCGGATGCCACTGGTCGGGCTACGGCCACGGCGGGCGGCAACATTCTTGGCTATGCGATCCACTCCACGGCATCGGCTGGCGAACTTGCCACCGTCCTGCTGCGGCTCAAGTAACCGGCCCCTGACACAGGACTCTGAGGAGCACTGAGAGATGAACCCCACGCAGAGTGACCTGCACGTCAATGTGCCGCTCACCAACATCAGCATCGCCTACATGCAGTCGGCGGATGCCTACATCGCGGACAAGGTCTTCCCTGTCGTCCCGGTGCAGAAGCAGTCCGACATGTACTGGAAGTACAACAAGGCGGAGTGGCGTCGTACTGACGTTGAGAAGCGCGCACCTAGCACTGAGTCGCCTGGTGTGGGCTGGCACGTCACGACGGACAACTACTTCGCCAGTGTGTACGCCGTCCACAAGGACATTGACGACCAGTTGCGTGCGAACGCGGACAGCAACTTCTCGCTGGACCGTGACAGCACCAACTTCGTCACCAACCAGTTGCTCCTCAAGCGGGACCTGGACTGGAACAACAAGTACTTCAAGACGGGCGTCTGGAACACCGACCGTGTCGGCGTTTCTGGCTCCCCGACTGGGACCCAGTTCAAGCAGTGGGACCAGGCTGGCTCGACCCCCATCGAGGATGTCACCAGCCAGATCGTCGCCTTCCGGCAGGCTTCGGGCTATGCCCCGAACGTCATGGTGATCGGTGCCTACGTCCTTCAGGCGCTGCGTAACCATGCCGAGATCCTCGACCGCATCAAGTACACCGAGCGCGGCATCGTCACCGAGGACCTGATCGCCAGCCTCTTCGGTGTCAAGAAGTTGCTCGTCACGTACGCGACCTTCACGCAGACCCCGGAGTTCCAGAACCCGGCCACGACCGAGGCGAACGCGACCTACTCGTTCATCGGTGGCGGCAAGTCTGCTCTGCTCGCCTACTCGCCTGACCGCCCGTCTCTGATGGAGCCTGCGGCTGGCTACACCTTCACGTGGAACGGCTACCTCGGTGGCAACAGCCGTGGTGTCCGCATCAAGACCTTCCGCATGGAGAACATCGCCTCTGACAGGATTGAGGGAGAAATGACGTACGACATGAAGGTCGTCGCTCCTGACATGGGTGTGTTCTGGAGCGGAGCCGTTTCCTAATGGCTAACGGCCACAGCGATCTGACTTCGGTGACGTACGTTGCGCTGAAGAAGATGCAGGTAGACGGCACCACCCGCAACATCGGTGATGCCGTACCCGAGGCCGCTCATTGGCGCAACCTGTCCAACTACTTGGCCTCTGGGTATCTCCAGGTCGTGGGTCTCGCTTCTGGGGCTCACGCTGGAGTCCCAGCGGGCAAGGCCAAGAGGACGCGAGTTGGTCCTCCTGCTGGCAATGCTGAGTTCACGCACTACGGGCCGGTTGACCCGGATGGTGTGCCTTCCCGTATTCCTTCCGACGCTCCGTAGGAGAAGACATGGCGTTTGACCAGGCACGACACGACGAACTTGCGAAGAAGGACCCGGCTGACCTCTCGCAGGAGGAGGCCCTTGAACTGGCTCTTCTGCGCTCTGAGGTATCACTGGCCGAGTACGACCCGCAGGCCCTGAAGGACGAGGCAGAGCGGGTTGTGGAACTGCCTGACCACGCTTCCAGCACTCTTGGTGAGGTTGCCAAGGACGAGTCTCTTCCGGTGAGTGTTCGGGTGGACGCACAGTCCGCTGTGGACAACCCGCCGCCGAACTCGCCGGTCTACCAGGACCAGATGCAGCAGCAGGTTGCGGCTTCGGCTCCGGGTGCGGCTGACACCACCCCGGCACCGGCTTCGTCCACCTCCAGCACCAAGTCCCCGTCCTCTTCTTCTTCGACGGACTCGGGCTCGTCTTCCACCTCTGCCTAACGCACACAAACGGGAGGCCGACGAGGGTCATGATGATTACTGACCTTCGTCGGCCTTTTGTTGTCAGGGAGTCCTGATGGCTAACGCAACCTACACAGGAAACCCATCCACTAGTCCGGTGGACCAGATTCGCCTCCTCCTGGGCGACACTGATATGAGCGATCCCCTTCTCGGTGATGCTGAGATCCAGTATTTCATCGGGGTGTGGACAGATCCCTACTCGGCTGCTGCTGCGGCTGCCGAACAGATCGCTGCTCAGTTCGCTCGGGAGGTTGCTTACCAAGGTGATGGTGTCTCTGTTGGCACCGATACCCTGCAAGACAAGTTCATGGCCCTTGCTGCTCAGTTGAGGACCGTGGGCAAGCGGTTGGGACGACTGGCTGTTCCGTACGCGGGTGGGACCTCTGTCTCGGACATCGAGCAGGTCAACGCCCAGTCCGACGAGGTGGCTGGTCTGTTCGGAGTGGGGATGAGCGACAACCGTCGTCAGGGAGCCTCTACCGACGTTGGATCGCGTACCCGTGCTGATGACCCGCTGATCTCTGACCAGCGCTCTGGTGGGGCCTCATGAGGTCCCGGTTGCCTTCGGCGCGGGCTGTCAGGATCGCCACACTGGCAGCACAGGCCCAGATGGGTTCTGTCATCAGTGTGCTTCGCCCCTCTGTTCCCACCTTCAACTCCAGCACTGGTCTGATGACGGCCCACGACACCACCACTGTGGTCACCACTCAGAGCCGCATCTACCCGGTCAGTGGCGGTGGAGAGTCCCTCTTGGGCTCTGGCGACACCGTGATGAGGACGTGCACCTTCTCCGTTCCTGAGGTCGGTACAGAGGCTGTCAGGGTCGGAGATCGGGTGAAGATCGTCTCTTCTTCTGACGACACTGCGCTGGTAGGTCGGGAGTTCGAGATCATGGACGTCTCCTTGGGAGGCATCCTCGACCCGACCCGCAAGTTGGTCGCTTCGGCTATTGAGCCGAACCAGTTCTGGACGTCGGCATGACTCCCTTCAAGGTGTCCAGGGTGAGCCATCCCCCATCCTGGACACCCTGTGGGAAGTCATGACCCAGGCTGCGGATGTTGATCTCCGCGCTCTCGCCGCTGACCTGGCTGCTGCCTCCGGTCAACCCTTCCAGCAGGTCTGTGCAGGCCTGGTGATGGATGCTGCCAATCAGGTCCAGACCTTCGCCAAGGCCTATGCCCCGGTGAAGACGGGGGACTTGCAGAACTCGATCATGGTCGAGGCCACTGGGCTGGAAGCCACCATCACGGCTGCGTCTGACCACGCTGCCTTCGTGGAGTTCGGTACCGGGATCAGGGGTGAGTTCCCTGGCACACCGACCACCATCGTGGCCAAGCCGGGGAAGGTGCTGTCCTGGATCGGTCGGGACGGTAAGCGGCACTTTGCCAAGAAGGTGGTCAACCCAGGCATGGCACCCCGCCCCTTCATGCGTCCTGCGGTGGAGCGACTGGCACTTCCGTTGGCCAACTCCATCGCAGACAACGCGGTCATCTTCATCACCAAGGGTCCGAATGCTCCTGAGACCCTCCAGAACGCTCCTGCGACCGGCCCATGATCGTCATCCAACGCGGTGCGATCACTGCCGCTGTGCTTGTGGCTGCCCGGACACAGGGCAAGCCGGTAGGGGACTCGGAGGCTCCTCGTGGTGGGGTGGCTGGCTGGCAGGGTCAGCCCAGCACCGATGGGACCAACTTCGTCCCCTATTCGGTAATCACCCCGCTCAATGCCTCGATGGGAACTGGCCCGCTGTCGGACCCACAGGCAGACGTGAACTTCCCCTATGCGGTCCTGTCGTATGGGGTGAGTAGGGAGCAGTGTGAGTGGCAGGCCGATTCAGTGCGGGCTGCGATAGCGACAATCAAGGGAACAGACGTCACGATGTACACAGGCACGCCTAACCAGTACCTCAGGCGGGTTCAGCAAGTAGTGGTTCAGCAGTACGGAACAGTGCAACGAGTAGCGGAGACCGATCCTCCTTACTACGGACAGTCAGATGTCGTCTCTTTGTGGACGAGCAGGTAACCAACGAAAGGGAAAGACAATGTCTTCAGTAACTGAGGGCCGCGACGTCATCATCGTTGCCCCGTACGACAGCCAGGTCACCAGTGTGGTCAAGGAGGAGTCCGTCCCGGTGTGGACCGACCTTGGTTGGACCGTGAAGTCGGATGAGGCCACTCCTGCGGCTGCCCCGGCACCTGGAGCCTCGCGTCCGGTGGTTGTCACGCCTGCGTCTACGACCCCCACCACGACTCCCTAGTTCACGACAACCCACCCGCCCACAGTCACGATGACGACGAGTCGTCAAGACAACGTGAAATAGGAGAGACTTCTCATGGCAAGAATCATTCCGAACGAGAACTCGTACATCGCGTTCTTGACGACCATCGCGGCGACCACGTTGGTTCCGACCACTGCCGAGATCACATCCGGTGTGAACCTCACCCCGTTCATCATCTCGATCAATGCGTCGATGCGTGGCAACATCGTCCAGACCCCGTCGTTCGACAACAGGTTCGAGACGAACATCCCTGGCACCATCACCGGCACCTTTGAGACTGACATGTACCGGGATGACACCACGGACACGGCCTGGACCACCCTGCCCCGTGGTACCTCGGGCTTCTTCGTGATCAGCCGCTTCGGTGGACACGGCACCCTGTACAAGCCGATCATCGCGGACAAGGTGGAGGTCTGGCCAGTTCGTACTGTTGCCCGTGCTGCGGCCAACCTGACGAACAACACGGCCCAGACGTTCACCCTTCAGTGCGCTGTCACGCAGGTTCCGAACGAGGGCGCTGTCATCGCCACCTGAGTTAGACAAGTAAGAAGGGCCAGGGGATGGTCCGAGAGAGCAAGACAAACTTGGAGGCTCTACGCATGGCTCAGTTGCAGCGCAAGAAGGCAACGCTGGACCTTCTGTCCAAGAAGCGTCCGGTTGAGAAGGAAGTTCTGGTCGTCGTTCAGGGAGACGATGGACCGGAGGAGTTGGAAATGCTCTTCCGGTCCATCGGCTCTGCTGAGTACGACAGGCTGGTGGGCAAGTTCCCTCCTCGTCCTGACCAGAAGAAGGAAGGCCTCACCTACGACATCGACAGGTTCGCTCCTGCGCTGATCAGTAGGGTGTGCATCGATCCGCCGATGAGCGAAGATGATGCCGTAGCCATCTGGACCTCCTCAGAGTGGAACCGGGCTGAGGTGATGAACCTGTTCATGGCAGCCATCGATGTGTGCACTCGGGGGCTGGAGCCAACCCCTACGTCGAGCGACTGAGGTCTGACCCTCAGTTCGCTCTGGAACTCGCTTACTGCACCGACAAGGGCCTGCCCCACTCAGCCATCCTGGCTTGGGACCCTGAAGATCGGGCCAAACTGGTCGCCTTCAAGTTGGAAGAAGGCCAGCGATGCCAAATGTGCGGTACGGCTGACTGGGAGTGGGAGGCGAACAAGTTCGCCTATGAGCCGGTCCAGAAGCGCTGCCACGGCTGCTACTTGAAAGACATTACGTCCGAGACAGAGCAGAATACGCCTGGGACCACAGTGGTGCTGCTTCCGTCGTCGCAAGTGACGATGGAAATGCGTGAGGGTCTGATCAAGGCCAGGGAGCGGAGCGGCTTCGCATGACGACTCCTGACCAGCGGCAAGTCAGCGTCAACCTCAACGCCAATGTCGATCAGTACCAGGCATCCATTGCGGCAGCAGGTAAGCAGACTGACACGCTTACCCAGAAGGTCGCCAACCTCGCCAAGTCCTTCGATGATCTGGTCAAGAAGACCTCACGGAAACTGACCCTGTTCGGGGCTGCTGAGGTCGCCTCCATGGTGGCAGCGGCAGAGGCTGCCAACCGCCTTGATCTTGCCTTCACCAGAGTCCGATCAACTGCTGCCCTAACTGGTCAGTCTGTTGGTGCACTGGACAGTGCTGCACGCAAGTTGAGCCAGTCCATCCCCCTGTCCACTGGCGCTATCGGGCAGTTGATGGGCCAGGTCCAGGACCTCGGGGTGCGAGGCACCGCCAACATCGTCCACTTCACTGAAGTGGCTGAGAAGTTGGCTGCTGCCACCCAGACTGCTCCTGGCCAGTTGCTTGAGGGCATCGTCCAGTTGACCCGCACGATGGGTTCGTCGTACCAGGACATCGAGCGGTACTCCTCTGCCCTGGTGGACCTGAGCAAGCAGAACGGCGTCTCGGCACAGGGCATCCTGGACTTCTCCAACGCTATCGAGGCAGTCGGTAGTCGGGCTGGCTACAGCCAGACACAGATTCTTGGCATCTCCGCTGCCTTCGCCAAGGCTGGCGCAGACGGGATGACTGCGGCCCAGTTGTTCAACCGGGTCACTACCGACATCTCTACTGCTGTGGTCACCGGGTCTACGTCCCTGACCACCTATGCCAACCTGATCGGGACCACCCGTGACGGGCTTCGGCAGATGGCACAGGATGACCCTTCTGTGGTCTTCGTCAAGGTGGTCGAGTCCCTCAAGGCTCTTGGTAACCAGGGGTTGATCGTCCAGCAGCAGTTGGGTCTGGACTCCCCTCGTATTCAGCGGACTCTGGCTGCCTTGACCTCTGGTCAGAGTGACATCCGATCCACCATTGAGCAGTCCAACGAGGCCTTCACCAAGAACACTGCTCTGAGCAAGTCGGCCAATGCGTCGTATGCCCAGTTGTCGGTGTCGATGGAGAAGTTCCGCTCGGCCATGGAGAACGCAGCCACCTTCGGTGGGGCGGGCTTGGTCGGCATCATGAGCAAGATCATTGATGCTGGTACCAAGATCATCAACATCTACAACGACATCCCTGCCCCGATCAAGAACACCATCTCCACCCTGACCGGCCTAGCCGCTGCTGGCATGGCGGTGGTGGGTGTGACAGCCCTCATTGCCCTCAACCTGGCCAAGTTGGGTCTGCTCTTCCGGGCTGTCACCGTCCAGCCCTTGACACAGGCCTTCCACGGCCTGCACACGTCCATGATGGGCACCCGAGAGTTCGACCCCAAGTACATCGAGGGTCGGACGCGGGCCATGCAGCGGATGTACATGGAGTCCTACCGCGCTGGTGACGCGGTGATGCGGGCTCGTGAGTCTCGTGCGGGTGATCGTGGTGTGGGAGTTGCTCGGTCTATCGGGATGTTCCCTCTTCGCAAGATCGGGGCCGAGGCAAGCGAACTCTGGGACACCATCAAGAACCCCATGCCGTCTCAGCGTGACCCTGGCAAGAACTCTCCCTATGGGGTGGCTGGGGCTGCCTACCAGTTGCGGGAGAAGGCACGCAGCAAGCGCGATGACTGGCTGGAGAGTGACGACCCGAGGGTGCAGCGGTCTGCTGCTGCCATCTTTGGTGACCCACAAGGCAAGGCGGCTGCCGCTCAGGCCAACCTCTCCAAGGGTCAAGATGTTCTTGCTAGGGCTTCTGCGGCACGGGCCGACAAGGAGAAGGAGATCCGTGCCCTGCTAGAGGGCCAGTCATCTGAAATGACCCGTCAGATGATGATCCAGAAGGAGAACCTGGACAACGCTGGCAAGCAGAACTACATCGCTCGGGAGAGCAAGGACATCTCCGATAAGGAGGTGTCGAACTTCATCACCCGTCAGTCCAAGCGAGCAGGGCTGAACGAGTTCACCACCGTCAAGGCGAATCTCGATGAAGAGGCCAAGAACGGCATCTCCGGTATCCGTGCCATCTTCGACAAAGTCGAGACGATGGCGGGGCAGATTTCCAAGACCACCGCTGTCGGGGTCACCGAGGCTTTCAACGCCACCAAGGCTGGTTTTGCTGCTGCGGTAGAGCAGATTGTCGCCTTGGCTCGTCTTGCCCAGGAGCAGTTGGCTGCTCTACGTACTGGCACTTTCACGGGTGGTGGCGAGGCTTACCACCAGGCTATGGACGTGGCCAAGAAGGGTCTGAACCTTCCCAACCAGGCCTTCCAGAACGTCAAGAGCACGGCGGAAGAGGTCAAAGCCAACGTCGGCCAGAAGATGTCCTACAACCCGATGGCGACATCGGTCAGGCCTGTTGGAGCCCCTGGCCCTGATGTCACGCACTTGGCTACCAGTTCGGTTGCCCGCGATGCTGCTGCTGTTGAGGCCGAGGCAGCAGGACACATGTCCACCTTCGCTCAGTACAGCAAGATCGCCACTACAGGCTTTGGTCTTGCTGCTCGTGGAGCGATGTCTCTTGGCTCTGGTCTGCTCAACCTTGTTGGTGGCCCCCTTGGTGCTGCTGTTATTGGCTTCTCTGTTCTGATCCCAATCCTGGACAACTTTGCTCACCGGGGTCGTGATGCAGCCGCCAAGATGGGGGACTTCGGTGAGGAGTTCTCCAAGGCTCTAGGTCTGGCCTATACACCACCCCAGCAGGCAAAATCATCTAACCCGGCTGACAACACTCCATTCGGCACAACAGAGCAGCAGAACTCTCAGTCAGGCTCTTTCGTCTCAGCGCATTCAAGTGACCTTCGTCTGCTCAACCTCACCCGTAGCAGTAAAGAGCGGGTTGCGTTTGCTCAGCAGACCATCGACAAGGTCATTGACAACGCCAACAAGGGCGGTGCGGCTACCGAACCTGAGCAGCAGGCTTTGCGGGAGATGCTGCTCAACGCCAATGGTGGGGACGTCAAGGCGGCTCAGGCTGACTACGCCAAACTGTCATTGGGAGCGGGTGGATCTAGCGCTTCTACTCGTGTGGGTTACAACACGATCTTGCAAGGGATGGCCACACGCGCTCAACAGCAGGGCCTTCTTCCCACCGTGTTGGGTGGTGGCGTCAACAGCCCGGATGCTCAGGCCATCACGCGGGAACTTGGTGGGAACCTAACCCAGGCTTACAACACGCGCCCCGACCAGTTGGCCTTCCTGCTCAACAGCACTGGGCTCGGGGCTAAGAACAGCGGAGGGTTGCCGGGGCAGAACACCGCTGCTGGCTATATGGGTCCCATCGTCACCTCACTAGGCAAGACCTTCCAGAGCCAGTTGGAGGTTTTTGCTAGTCAGGTCAACAAGGGACGACCTGACGCTGAGAAGATCAACATCAAGACTACTGACGGCATCACGGCGTACGACGTGCCGTCCTTCCTTGATGCACTGAGGCTGGGAGGTAAGGAGTCCAACAACCTTGCCAAGCAGTTGAGCAGTGCGAGCATGTCATTGGACGCTCTGAAGTCCCGTTTCGATGCAATGGCGAACGATCCAAACTCACTGACCAACCGGATGGCTAATACCACTCTGGGTAAGGCTGATGCTGCTAACGGTCTTGGACTCAGTGGTGCTGACATCCAGTCCCAGGACTATGCCCGCAACATGTCCTTCGGGCTGTCTCTGATCGGTGCACAAGGCAATCGCAACAACCTTGGCAGGATGGATGCTGCCTCTCTGAGCCGTGAGCGGGCTGCTCTTCGGCAGAGTGTCAGTGTCATCGGCAACCCTGGTGATCCTGTCTCGCAGGACTACACCGCTCGGGCACAGGCTCTGACGGGTCAGATCAACGCTCAGAAGAACCAGTTCTCTACAGCCGCACAGGCGGCAGGCAACTACGCCCAGGAGATCGCCCAGGTCACCAAGGAGATGGGCTCCAACGCTTCAGCCCAGTCCTCCTTTGACCAAGCACAGTCTGATTTCCAGACGTCTGTCACAGGGGCGGAGAACACCCTTCGTGGCTACCTCCAGCAGGTTCACGACTACCACATCCAGCAGCAGCGGTCGGAGTCAGAGCACACCCTTCAGTTGAGCCACATGTACCGCGACCGTGGTACTCAACTCACCGAGATCAACTACCAGGAGAACCGGCGTCTGGTTCAGCAGGCGCACGATTTCAACGAGCAGATCCGTGCTTCTCGGTACGAGTTGGTCC